AAACGTTTATAGATATATACTCAAATTATGAAAGCAAACGAAATACTAAACAAAATAAAAAATATTGTTGGTGAAAAAGTTGAACTTTCTGAAGAAAAAATAGAAATGGCTGAAATTACATTAGAAAACGGAACTGTATTAGTTGCAGAATCTTTTGAAGCTGGAAAATCTGTATTTATTAAAACTGATGATGAGCAAATTGCTTTACCAATTGGTGAATATGAATTAGAAGAAGGCAAAATTTTAGTTGTATCTGAAGAAGGTTTAATTGACAGTATTAAAGAAGCTGCTGAGGAAGCGGTTGAAGAAGAAGAATTATCTGAAGAATCTGAAGAAGTTAAAGAAACTGAATTAGAGGAAGAAGAGAAAAAAGAAATGGAATATGTTACCAAAGAAGAATTTAAATCTGCTGTTGAAGAAATCAAAGGTATGATTGAAAAAATGGGTAACAAAGACAAAGAAGAAATGAAGGAAGAAGTAATAGAAGATACAAAAGAAGAACTTTCTGCTGTTGCTCCTGAACCTGTAAAACATAATCCTGAAGCTGAAGTTGATAATAAAGTAAATTTCCACATTGGAGGTAATAGAACACAAACAACGAAAGACAGGGTTTTTGATAAAATTTTTAACAATAATTAATATAAAATAAAATGGCGAATAGTTTAAATACACCAATTACAAGCACCTATGCTGGTGAGTTTGCGGGGAAATACCTGTCAGCAGCTTTATTGAGTGCTAACACAATTGATAAAGGCGGAATAGAAGTTATGCCTAATATCAAATATAAGTCAACAATGAAGAAAGTTGCAACTGCATCATCTGTTATAGGTAATGCTGCTTGTGATTTTTCTGGAACTGCTGACCAAGTAACATTAACTGAGAGATTATTACAACCAGAAGAATTTCAAGTAAACCTTGAGTTTTGCAAGCAAGATTTCCAATCAGATTGGGAAGCTGCTCAAATGGGATATTCTGCATTTGATAAAATGCCACCTAAATTTTCAGATTTCATTATTGGCCACGTAGCTGGTTTAGTAGCTGAAAAAACTGAGCAAAACATTTGGCAAGGTGTTACAGCCAACGCTGGAGAATTTGATGGATTAGTTACTTTAGCTTTAGCTGATGGTGATGTTATTGATGTAGCATCTCACGCTGCTGTTACTGCTGCTAACGTAATTGATAAATTAGGTTCTATTGTTGATGCAGTACCTTCTGCACTTTACAACAAAGAAGATTTACACATTTACGTATCACAAAACATTGCAAGAGCTTATGTAAGAGCTTTAGGTGGTTTTGCTACTTCAATTGGTGCTGCTGGTACTGATTCAAAAGGTACACAATGGTATAACGCTGGTGGACAACTATCTTTTGATGGTGTGAAAATCTTCGTTGCTAACGGTTTAGCTGATGATACTGCAATGGCTGCTCAAAAATCTAACTTATACTTTGGAACTGGTTTATTATCAGATATGAATGAAGTTAAAGTATTAGATATGGCTGACCTTGACGGTTCACAAAATGTCAGAGTAATAATGAGATTTACTTCTGGAGTACAATACGGAATAGGTTCTGATATAGTTTTATACCACGCCTAATAATTAATTAATAACAGGGGGCTGAAATGCTCCCTTAATTTAAAACAATAACAAATGGCATGTGATTTAACGGCTGGTAGAAAAGTACCTTGTAAAGATGTAATTGGCGGTATTGTTAGAGCTTGGTTCTGCGATTTTGGAGAGCTTGGCACTGTAACAAAAACTGCTGATGAAATTACAGACATGACAGGTACTATAACTCTACTACAATACGATTTAAAAGGTACTAATAGTTTAGAAACTGCTATTACCTCAAGTAGAGAGAATGGTACAACATTCTTTGAAGAAACATTAACTTTAACACTACCTAAATTATCTAAAGAAGATAATAAGGAATTGAAACTGATGGCTTACGGTAGACCTCACGTTTGTGTAGAAGATAGAAACGGAAATTTCTTTTTATGTGGTTTAGAACACGGAATGGAAGTGACTGGTGGAAGTATAGCTACTGGTACAGCTTTTGGTGACTTAAGCGGTTATTCATTAACGCTAACAGGGCAAGAATTAGAACCAGCTAATTTTATTGCTGGTGGTACTTCTGCTGACCCTCTTGCTGGAATGAGTTCTGCAACTGTAACAGTTACTGTAGGTACAAATAGTTAAAAAAGACGCGATTAATATAATTGTGTGATTCATAATATATAGTTTGATTGAGGGGTGGAAGTGATTAGCCACCCCTTTTTTATTAAAAAAATATGCAAATATTAACTACAAGTGGCACACGAATTATTAACTTTATACCAAGAGAAACAATAACTGGTAGTAAAACTTATAAATTAGTGATAAAATCAGAAGCTCAAAATAAAGTTATAGCAACAGATAATGATGCAACATTTTCTGAGCTGGATTACTATTATCAATATTCAACTACTCAAGCATTAATTGAAAATAATTACTATACAATTACAATCACCAATACAACAGACAACGCAATAATTTTTAAAGATAAAATGTACTGTTCTGACCAAACACTTTCAGATTATGAAATTTCAAATGGTGTTTATATAGAACAAAGTACAGGAGATAACAACTTTGTATATTATGGATAATCTACACTTAATACAACTTAATCAATATGAACGGCCTACTATTACAGAAGAACGTAATAAAAATTATGTATCAATAGGCGATAACAATGACTACTATCAAAACTTGATAGATTGCTACATGGATAGCACTACAAATCAAGCGGTAATAAATGGCGTTGTTAATCAAATATATGGCAAAGGTTTAGATGCTACTGATTCTAATAAAAAACCAGAACAGTATGCACAAATGAAAAGTTTAATTAAAAATGATTGCTTAAGAAAAGTTTGTCAAGATTTAAAACTATTAGGAGAAGCAAGTTTTCAAGTAACATACACAGGTAATAAAATATCAGCTATTACACACTTTCCTCGTGAAACTTTAAGAGCTGAAAAGATGAATGATAAAGGTGAGATAAAGAATTATTATTATGCACCTGATTGGAGTAAAGTACAAAGAAATAGTAAATTAAAAAAGTTTCCTGTATTTGGTAGTGGCGCACAAAATGAAATTTATATTGTAAAAAGATATGTTACTGGATTTTACTACTATTCACCAGCAGATTATAATACTGCTTATGCTACATTAGAAAGTGAAATATCTGGTTACTTAATTAATATGACACAAAACTCTTTTAGTGGCACAAAGGTGGTTAATTTTAATAATGGCGTGCCAGATAGAGAAAAACAATTAGCTATTAAGAATGATGTAATGCAAAAGCTAACTGGTAGCTATGGTGAAAAGGTAATTGTTGCATTTAACAATAATGCAGAAAGTAAAACAACTGTTGAAGATATACCACTTGATAATGCACCTCAGCACTACGAATATTTAAGTTCTGAATGTTCTAAAAAAATAATGCTTACACATCGTGTTACTTCGCCTTTATTAATTGGTTTAAGAGATGGAAATAATGGTTTAGGTAATAATGCAGATGAGATACAAAATGCAAGTAGATTGTTTAATAATGTTGTTATACAACCTTACCAAAACTTACTTATTGATTGTATTGATGAAATGTTAGCTGTTAATGATATTAGTTTAAATCTATATTTTAAAACTATTGAGCCACTTGAGTTTATGGACTTAGAAGATATTGATAATGCTGAGGTAGAAGAAGAGCAAACAGGAATAAAAGATGAGGAAACTGAATTAGAATTAATGGCTGCTAATTCTAAAAGAACTGCTTTAGATGAATTAATTGATTTAGGTATTGATGAAGAGGAATTATTAAAAGATTATGAAATGGTTCATAGTGCTGAAGTTGATTATGATTTAGAAGAAGAACTTGATTTTGTAGTAACAGAAATAAATAAAACATCTAAAAAAGAGTTTGCAAGTACAGGTAGTGCTAAACCATATAGAGAGAGTGAACAAGATGGAACTTCTAAAAAGAAAACAGAAGAAGGTACTGAGTTTTTAGTTAGATATATGTATGAAGCAGCACCTAATCCAGCAAGTAGCTCAAGAACATTTTGCGATAAAATGATGGCTGCTAAAAAAGTATATAGAAAAGAAGATATTATTGAGATGGGTAAAAAACCTGTAAATGCTGGTTTTGGTAAAGGTGGTTCTGACACATATTCAATCTGGCTTTACAAAGGCGGTGCGAGATGCAACCATAGGTGGACACGTAAACTGTATGCAAGAAAAGG